CTGGTTCGGCAGGTAAAGCCTACGTCCAGAGCTTCAAGCATTGGTCCCACAATACTGGGGACTATCGACCCGCGAGGTAATCAGGCCTTTGCGACGAGCATCGTTAAGCCCGTTCCCTTGGTCTAGGAACGGAGACACGGGAACAGAGGTAAAGAACATGTTCCACTCGCAGCCTTCTCACATTTAAGTGAGCACTTCACTTCCCAAGCGGTGTTCATCCCTTAAGAGCGCCTTGCTCGACAACACACAGTATTACTTCGGCCCGAAGGCGCCCGCAGCTTTCCACCCCCCATCCGGCGTGACCGCTATCTCCGCGTAGCGCATCACGGTCGTCACCTCCCATGCTGGGTCATAACCCGGCAGGACATCATTCGACCTGAACCACGAGTCGTTCAGGATGACGTCACTCAGCAATGGGACTACTTTCTCCTTTCGGGGCACTGGCAGAAGCCAGTCCCCGACTACGCTCCCAGGCCAACGAGTCAACGAAGAACCGCGAGGAAAAGACAGTGTTCGAAAACACGGTTGATCCGGACGAATCGACGAAAGACCCGAAAGCCAACCTAACTTACCTGACTTGGCACGCTCCCAAGTCACCGAAAACCTCCAAGCGGCCAACTCCGCCGCCGCTTCCCTCCTCGCCGTCTCATCCAGGCTATCCTCCCGAACCCAAGTCACGCTACCCGTAGGTAGGGTGACAGAGTGTTCGACCAGGGCCTGGGGCGGCTTCCGATCTCCCCCCAACAAGAGTCCAAACTTCACCGTCAGACGAAAGGCTAGGGCACCTCTAAAACCGAGTTCGAAAGTCGACAGTTGAAGACGCCGAAGCGTCCCAACGTGCCGAGAGAAGAACAAGGCGGCTGCGCGATAGCGCAGGTTGCCTTTAAGCCCACTGACGAAGTCGTTGTACGACTCACCAAGTTCGATACCAATCTCTGACAGACGTAACAACCCAAAACGTACAGTTGGGACCACTAGCAGCGCCTTCGCCCTAAAGCGAAGGAGAGTGCTGTTTATGGACCCGTACGCGGTTGAAACCGAAGTCTTTGATCGTTCGACGACAAGGCCAACCCTCGACAGGACCTCAACCCAGTGCGCGTAAAAACGTGCAGGGGCCTGAAAGAGGATGTCGTCTCCGTTGATGAGACAGGGTAGGGTAGTACCAGCGACTCCAAAGCTCCGAGCAGCAAACAG